TCGGAGATGATTTAGCTAGAGCAGGTCAAAAGGCAATGGATGGGATAGCTAAAATTGGAGATGGGCTCGGCATAAACAAAGCACTTGAGGCAGCTGCTGAATTTATTAATCCTCCAGTTGAATCAATTGGAGACGTATATGATATTGGATATAGCTCAAACGGAGACACAGTACCTGAAAGAAAGGATCCTCCAAGTGGAAACGTGTACCAATAATAATAGTATAAATTAATATGAATCACGACGTAAATACTAGAAATGAGGATTATGTAGATAAATCGTTCATGGGAACGATTGAAGATGCAAATGATCCAAGAAGAGAAGGACGTTGTAAGATTAGAGTATTTGGGATTCACGATGATCTAGAGACTGACGATCTTCCATGGGCATATCCTGCTCAAAAGAGTACGTTCTTTGGTCAAGACGGTAAGGCTGGATCTTTATCTGTACCAAAAAAAGGTGGAATAGTTATCGTAAGATTCAATAATGGGAATCCTTATTCTCCTGAGTATTATTCAATCCACGAGCTTGAGAACACTGCAAAGGAGGAGCTTGAAAAAGAGGGTGAATATCTAGGAAGTCATATCGTTCTCTTTGATGGAGACGAGGAAATTAAGATCTGGTTTACCGTAAACAAAGGTCTTACAATGCAGCTAAAGGGATCTAGGATTAACATCAGACAAGATCGCGGAATCGAGATCGAACATTCAGGTACGAGCTCATCTATTGAACTTAGTGGCGGTGATATAAATATTCAATCTCAATCAACCGTAAACATCACCTCGGGCAACGAGATAGTCACTACGTCAAACCTTGTTCATCTAGCAGGTAATCAAACAATAGTTGGAGAAGGTAATTTAGCGCCGGAGAAAGCAGTTCTAGGAGAATCCCTATTTGCTTGTTTATATCAGTTAGCAAGTTTAATTGATGCAAAGGTTCCAACAAGCGGCGGTGCAGCAGTTGGACTAGTAAAGACAGCTGAAGTGGCAGCCTTATCTAATACTGTTGTAATACACAAGTAAATTATTTAGAGTATAGATTGCCTATACTCTCGTATCTCATTAATTTATTAAGTCTGGAATCTGGAGTTACTGATATCATCTTGTAACCTAGATTTTTCATTTTCTCAAAGTTTTTGTATATTAGATTGAATCTAATATCGTACCATTTCTTATCGTGATGATTTAGAAAGGTATTGCTTTCTGATTTCCAAAAGTGGCTAGGGTTAGTCCACTTTAAATTTATACCCGCAAAATAAAATTGGTAATCAGATATGGATAGCCCCCTAAGATGATTATCTCTAAATATTCGAACTGAGTTAGAAACTGAATCTGGAAAACCAGATCTATCACTCATTGGATATATTCTAAGCCAATCGGGAAGTTTTTCTTTAAAATCCCTTTTAATCCATTCGCTAGTGTAGCATTTGCTATTTTGGATGAGATTATTCTTAATACCCTCGTTTTCACCACGATTGAGTTCTCTTAGAACAACATGGTCGTTAAAAAAGAAGTAATCTGGAGTGTGTTTTAACCATATTCGATTTACTCCGATAGTTATTATATCAGGGTCGAGATTTGAAAAGTTAATATCATTAATTTGAGGTCCGTTACCTAAGACTAATACTCTGTTTTTCCTTCTAGCCAATCTTTGGAGTTTATGTTTTTATCGTCTATAAAGACATCATATGCTGGCTTTCCCATCTTGAGTTCAGTATATTTAGCTCCCCAACTTAACAATTGTTTTTCTGTTAGATCCCTCCAATCTATTCCGGTGACAGTTCCTCTAGCCGTCCAATACACTATAATATTGCCTGCTTCATATAATAAATTTACCTTATCTATTGCCTCTTTAATTGGGACTGCGGTCTGATAATTGGTCCCAAGAGTTGTGCAAATAGTATCGTCTATGTCTACGTAAATTATCACAATAATTCGATTATTATATTATTATCCTCTTTGTACTTTTCCCAATCTTGACTTGACATCAGGTCTGGAAATCTCTTACCTTTATTGCATGATTCCTTTGAGTATAACTTTCCTGGTACGCTACAGCCGCATTCAATGCAATATCCAAATTTCATGCAGTCATCTTTGCATATTTGAGATCGATATAATACCTGTTCCTTTTGAGCTTGGGATATAATATTGAACGATGCTCCGAGCATCTTTAGGTTGCCTTCAACAAATTGATATACTTTCTTCGGTGTTATCATGATCCTCTTAAACTTTTTCTTTTTTCAAGTTCTGAACCTATAACCTCCCTAGGTCCATATCCTCCCATTGCTTTTTCAATATCCCTGATTCCTTTTACCAGCTTAATCAGTCCACTGGGTTCAACTGACGCCATTTGATCAGATCCCCAAAGTGCTCTATCCAGGGTTATATGTCTCTCTACCCATGTTGCACCTAAACATACTGCTGCCATTGTTGTAGTTAATCCAAACTCATGACCTGAGTATCCGACATCCACATGTTCATGCGAATTATCCGCAAGCCACTTAATATATTCCAAGTTAAGTTCATCAACTTTGGATGGGTAAGTAGAATTAGTATGCATGATTACATCAGGATCGCATGCTTCTACGCATTCGTCAATTTCCTCCTGATTACTCATCCCAGTGCTAATAATGAGAAGATCAGATTTATCTCTTGCATATGAGCATAGATCAAGATCAGTTATAAGGGCTGATGGGATTTTCATTATGTAGGATCCATAATTAGAATATCCATTATCCACAATGAAATCAACTGAAGATTTATCCCACACAGATACAAACCAGCCAATTCCTTTTTTTCTACAGTATTCGTCAATCTCATCGAATTCTTCTTTTCCAAATTCAATATCAAACTTATATTGTAGGTAAGTAGTTTCATCTTCTCTCCAGGGTACCTTCTTTGCTTTTAGTTTTTGTTCTTCTGGAACACAAATATCTGGGTTTCTTTTTTGGAATTTAACCCAGTTACATCCGGCTACACATGCAGCATCTATTAGCTTTTTAGCATTGTCTAAGAATTTAGAGGTATCGTCTCCATATGCGAAATTAATTCCTATTTCCGCGATAATTTTAGTTTTACTCATTTTTTCTTTATTTTTTTAACTATTTCATCTACAATTAAATTTGATGAAATTTTCATTTTTTCTATTTTTTCAGTTTGCAATTTACGATATTTAGAATCAATCGATTTAACTAACGTAATTAGTTTTTTATCTAAATTAGAATCTGACGCGTTAACTGCATAGTCGTTAAATCCAACATCTTGCATAAACCCTAAATTTTTATCGTGTGAAACTAACGATATTACTGGAACATTTATTCCAAATGGACATATATTTCCATGACCGCGTTGGCCAATTACAACATCCATTTTACTATAAAATCCCATAACTTCAGTAGCTTCAACTAGATCTAATGTTAGTGGAATAGATCTGAATCCGCTGAAGTTTAATTTAATAAAATCGTCATCAATTGGACAATGTGGAACTAACCAGCATGTATATTCTTGATTATTCAAAATGAAGCTTTTTATATTTTTAATAAATTTAGTTACCTCATCTTTATTTTTAAATCTATGGTTGAGCCGATCTGCTGCGATTTGTATTGCTATATTCTTATCATTTTTAACTAATTTAGATAGTTTTCCATGTTTAGACTTGACATACAAACCAGGATCAGGTACTTCATTTATTATAGATTCATCTATTTCAAGAAATTTAGAAAGTCTTTTTTTAGATCCGTCATTTCTTACTGAAAAATGAATTGCATGATTCATCATATCTAGTATAGACTCTTTTGCTATTTTAGGTAAGTCATTTTCTCCTCTGAATACGTTATATCCGACTCCGTACACAATAAGAGGTTTTTTGAGGTATTTTAGATTTTCTGTGTCCATCATTATTAGAGTTCCACTTGTATCTTTTTTTCTATCGAGTATGCTTTTCGGTGCATGTAATAATCCGCCGCCACCGATGATTAGACCATCGTAGTTTCTGTTTATCTCGTTTATTAGCCTTAAATCTATAACAGTTGATCTAAGTGGTCGTAAATGTAATTTACAATCTTCTTTAAAGAGCTGTCTTACTCCTAAGATTAGTGCATTATCACCGACATTATGTAATGGTGCAGCAAGGTGTAGTAAATTTTTCATTATCTGTTATTTTTTTATACTCACGAATGATGTGTGTCTTTGGAATTTGTTTACTTACTAGTGTATTTATAAATCTTTCGTTTGCTTTGACATTTAGTTTTGCATCAATTATGTCCTTAAAAGATTTACCGTATCCTTCTATTACAATTCCTTTATTTGAAAATAGATCTAGTCCAAATGCAACTGTCTTGTGATTCATGTATATCGATTCAATTAAAAACGTACTGTTTATTCCTGCT